TTGGAGCAGTTGGGCACGTGGTGCGAAACGGTTCGTATGAAAGGAGGGGATTTACCTGATGGTCTTCATATCAATCAAATTTACTGGTTGATGCGTGAAGCAGACAGAGAGCTTCCAAAAGGTAAATCTTACATTCGATGTGAGATAAGCGATTATGAGGCAGATCAGATACAAGCACTCTTACGAAGTCTTTTAAAATCTGATAAAACAGATTTTACGACGAAGTTTGCATTAATCTGTTTAATCAAAAATAAAGTAGAAAATAAAGGATTAGGTAAAGTTGCTCAAGAAACAAACCAATCAAAAGCTCAAGCTGCTATTATGGTAAGTTGCGCTAGATTTTATATTGCAGGTCATGATAAAAGATTGAAAAATCAATAGTGTCTTAATAATGGCCTGGAAATTTATAAAGTTAGATAAAGTTGTTTCTCAAAAAGAGTGTAATAATTTTCTTGAAAAAGAAGAGAATAAGAAGCTTTTGAAACTATTAAGAATACAAAAAACATGCGCTGATGGTGCTATAACTCTAAAGCTATATCCTAAAGAAGGTGTGCTTATAGAAGATGCTTTGGGAGTAGCATATGCACTTATCGGCTTGATGGTTGCTAATTATTTGCAAATCGACGCGCATGATATTTGACTGTCTAGACGGATTGTGGCATATTTTTGATATAGTGTTCGAAGTGTAATTAAAGCACTGGTATTAAAGCTCGCCAAAAGGTGGGCTTTTTTATATTTGAATTAAACTTCTATGAAAGGTGGAGAAAATTCTCCTGATATCTAATTTTGTCTTATTAAATAGTGATATATTTAGAATGTTAAATTTAAAATGAGAATAATTATGGCTTATGTAATGATGCTTGCTCGAGTTTTTTCCTCAGAAAAATATGCAAACGAATTTATTAATAACGGGAAATTTCGCTTAAATACTCTTAATTTCTTTAAGGGATATAAGGAAGAGCTCTCTAATAATATAGGGGATCAATACGAAGGCATAAGCTTTCGTGCTACAGGTGAGCAAGAAGTCAAAGTTACTATAGAATATAATAATGAAAGCCATGAGATTGAGGTAAATGAAATTTACACTCATGATAATTATGTTCTAAATAATAATATTTTCTGTATGTATGCCCCAGCTGTAGAACAAGAAAAAAAATTTACTTTAGAGGATATACAAGAAATTGTTGCATTTCAAAAAGATGCTGAAAACCTAGGAAATTATTTAGTTTTAATTGCAAATCCCGAAGAATTTTTTGAAAGATTTGCTAAAACTGTTAAAAAGCTGGGGTATAAAATGAAGAGAGACCTTGTAGAGTACGTTGATTTTAATAACAGTGTACATGTACCTAGGGATAAAATTGGCTTTGTCAAAAGTGATCAATTTTCTCATCAAAAAGAATATAGATTGATGATCGATGATGGAAGAAACGTGGATGAGCATATTGATTTGGAAATAGGTTCATTAGCTGATATTACGTATTTAATTCCAACAGAAGATTTTAATAAATCTTTAGAAATAAAGGTTAAAGAAGAAAATTAATTTTCAAAATGCTCATCATTTGGTGGGCTTTTTACTTTTCTTTGTTAAAATAAAAAAATTTAATAATCGGAAATGAAATGGATAACCAAAATCGAAATATTTATTATAATTTAGAATTATTGCAGGCAATTAGTAATTGGCAAGCGGGTAGTAATGAGAAAAAAGGAAATAAATTAAAAGAATTATGCGTTAATCTCCCTGAAAAATTTCGTTTACTTCCACCAAACTTGGTTTTGTTTAGACAAATATCCTTAGATAACGTAGGGCTATCGCGTTTTTTAAGAGAAAAAAAGCTTCCTGAGAAGATATCTTCTTGGACCACAGATTATAAATTTGCTGAAAAATTCAAAGGCGGTGTACCTTCTGAACTCGGGGATTTTAAAGCTACCATTTTTAAAACCACGCCACTAAATAATCAAGTAATAGTAAGTTTAAGTGAACTGTATAAGTGTTCTGATTTCTGTAATGCAATGAAACTTAATAAAAATAAGATTGATAGGTATCATGATGGTGCTGGTAAATACTGGGATACCCAGTCTGAGGTCATAATGGCAACAGAGTATTTGGATCACTCAAATATATATTCAATGGGTGGGTATTCAGGGACACCTGAGCAAATTGCAGAACAAGCTTCGAGAGAAAAGAATATTCCTATATCTTTAACTATTGATGATATTAAAGAATTGAGTAGGGATTACATTGGACCTTGGTGGTTAAGTCCAGAAGGGACGAGACGCGCTGTTGCTCGTACTTTGGAAATTGCTCGTAATAGGGGGATGCTCTAAATACTGTAAATTAAATACAAAACAGATGGATCTAGTAAAATAGTAAAGAGTTTAGCCTCCTCCGAGAGGTTTTCTTTCGTGCTATAGTCTAGTCTAATTTAAAGCTGGTTAGTAAAATGAATATCTCTGTTGGTGGTGAACTGGATGGGCTGGTGATAGAAAAGAAGGAAAATTTTTGAAAGCTTCTGATTTAGATCCATCTTTTAAAACCGAATACTACAAACAGATTTACAATCGCGACAATGTCGTTTATCAATTTTGGTAGCCTTTAGGTTCCGATCTATGAAATGTCTAAATTAGTATTAGATATCTTAAGAGCACCTAATAACTAATTTTATCGTTTGCCTGACGTATTACGGCGCAAAAGAGCCCTGCTAAATATCGATTATTGGCGGGGCTTTTATCTTATAATTCTTGATCAATTGTTTTGATTTCAAGAAAAATATATGTGTGATAGCTTTGAAAAAATTATTTCATTATTAGCCAATATTGCTACGATTTTGGGCGCAATATTGGCATTTGTGGTTTGGAGCACTTGGAAAGAACAACAAAATTACAGCTTTACAAGAGATAAAATATTCAAATGTTAATTAGCTTTTGCAAAACTAATCACTGCAATAGAAAATTATTTACATATTTATGAAAAAGAGGTTCCTTTTAGCCGTAATAGAATTAATAGGACTAATTTAGAGTTAGCAAATGTTTTATTGGATGAAGTGAGAAAAGAGCTCGACCAACTTTGGGGAAAATATGAAATAGCTTTGTATAGTTTGGAAGTATTAAATATTAAATATAAAAAAGAATGTCTCGCAAATGTTTCTGTGATTCAAAATCGTTTAGAAAAATATAAGCAAACTTTTAATAATTCTCTTACTTCAGAAGAAGTTAAATCAAGTTCAGAAGATATTTTTGGAAGACTTGCAAATGAAAAGGCTAATGGTTTAGAAGAACTTAGGAAAATTAGATTAAAGCAGTAATTTTTTGAAATAGATCGCCTAAAGCGGACTTTTAATGGATTGCATATATGAAAAAAGAAGTCGGCTTTCATATTCCTGTTCGTCCAATGCTTCTTTGATATAGTAGTCTGCTACAGTTAAGTTTTTAAAAATTATTAGAGATCCCGATAGCTGATAATGTAATATTGTTTTTGTATATATGGGGATAGATACGTGAGACTAATACTTATAGTAATTTTAATGTCAGTTGGAAGTCTATTGCATGCTGAAGAAAACGAATCAACGGTTTGTGAAAAGCTCAATAGTGCAGCATATCAAATCATGTTAGAAAGACAGTCTGGTATAAAGCCTCTTGATTTGCTTGAAAAGCTACTTATTCCATTAGATCGAGATAAGGAAAATTTAATACTGAATTACCATATCAATCACTTTTTTGGTCATGTAAGTGGTTTGGCTTATGAGACACCTCTCTATACAAAAGAAGATGAAAAACAAAAAGCGGCTACAGATTTTGGTTTGAGAATTGAAAGAATTTGTAGAAAAGATAAGACGGCATTATTTGCTCCTCCGCGATTTCAGACTTTTGAGGAATAGTTAGCCTAATGCAAAATCAAAATGAACAGATTAATAATGTTGAGCAATTAGATACCGAGAACGAGCAAAAGCAAGAAAACTCGGTGCTTAATTCTGTGAATCCTGATCTAGTTGAAGTTAAAGATTTAATTGTAGAAATCGGGAAAGATATAGTTGATTTTGCATCATCTGTTTTCGATAACATCGATATCAATTTTTAACTTAAGAGCTCCCGAATAGTGAGTTTTTATATGTTATAAAAAGATTTCCCATAATAAGGAGATCGAAGTGGAACTTACGCAAATTAAAGTAACAATAGATCGAGAATATGATCTCTTCGTAAATTCGCACGAATTTAAGACGTATCAGCACGATAAAGAAAAGCAAGCTAGATTTTTAGGCCATGCATTAACAACATTGAAATACCCTTATACGAACATCATTACTTTAGGTGGTGGTCGATATAAAGTTGTTGGTCATCATGATTTAAATGTTGATATCGATCTATTCCAAGCTCCATCTTTCGTATCAAAGCAAGCATTTAATACTTGGTTTGCTAATATCCTATCTCAACATTTATATTCTTAAAATATATTCTAAATACATATTTTAACTTGTATTATCACTATCAAATACTGCGCTGAAAGTTTTTTGTTTTTTTATGGCCCGTTTCTGATTAGAAGCGGGTTCTTTAATTTCGTATTTATGTATATGTATTAGATGAAAGTATATATTGCTTTTATCACATAGCTTATTGTTTACTTCGCTGGAAAATATTCCTTTTAAGAAGTTAATAAAATGAAAAATTATTTAATAGGGTTAGTTATTTCTTTAGGTTTAACTGGATGTGTGGTATTACCAAACATCGACTATTCACAGCCAAAAGTTGAACGATTTAATCCAGTTAAGAATTGGATTAGTGTAGATTCTGCTTCAGTTAAAGATATGCCTAATGGTAATGAAATCTTTAAGTTGAAAGGAGGTAGTGAAGTTTATGTATTCAGATATCAAGATGAATGGGCATTATTGACTCCTGCCTCTGATAAACAACAATGGATTAACTTTAGATATTTATGTGGTTTTGCTGGTTGTTATACTCCACCAATTGTTTATAGAAACACTAAAAGGGGCTTGGATAACCAGCAACCTATTTACTCAGTTCAACAACATGAGCCTAAAAGATATAGCAATACCAAGACTAGAAGCATATCTACTAACACTCGTACTTCAAGAAGCTATAGTCAAACGACCAATAGTTCTTGTTATTGTACATCTGGAACATATTGTGTTGGGCCGAGGGGGGGACATTACTGCCTTAATAGCACAGGTTCAAAAAGATATCTTCCACGATAAACTGTATAAGCTTCAAGAAGCCCCGCTAAATATCGATTATTGGCGGGGCATTTGTTTTATAATAATTTTCAAGATAATTAGTTGTTTATTTGAAGTTTTATGAGTGAAGAGATTATTTCGGCAATTGCTACAATTAAGGGTGCACAAATTCAAGCTTATTACACATTAATAGCATCATGTGTAGGAGCAGTTGGCATAGTAGTTGGTATTATACTTTCTTGGTATACCGCTTTACATTTACAAAAAGTATCTCGTTTAGCAGAAACGAGAAAAACTGTTTATTTAGAGTTTGCTGAAGCATATTCTAAGTTAATAGCTGGTTTACAATTAATTCAAATCGAAAAGCATAAATATCAAAGTGAGCTTTTTAGTAGTTTTTCTAATTTCTCAACTTGTACAGACAAGGTTATGTTTGTCTGTAATACAAAAACTAAAAAAGAAGTTGTTTGCTATTTAAATAATATTTTACCAAAGATTGAATTAATCATATTTGAAATCGCAAGTTATTTCGATTTATCTCAAAGTTTAGAAGTTTTAGTAAAAGATCATCAGGAAAGTTTAGAAAGCTTAGATAGGTTTTATCTAAAATTAGATGAATTACATATTGATAACCCTGAAGATGAGCGATCTAAAAATATATTTAAATTAATAGATTTTAAACTTAAACAGTCAGAGAGGTTAATACAACCTATATCAGAAAAAGAAAAAGAGCTTGAAGAAAAGCATGAAGAAATTGCCGAAAATATTAAAAAATTTACAAATGAACTTAATGAAGGAGTTACTGAAGTAATTTATTTATTAAGGAAGGAAATAGGGGCTAAGACGGATATTCATCTTGATAAAAAATTATCAATAAATTATCAGTCTCAACTTCCAAAAAAAGAAGATGAGTTGAAGTAATTTTAATTTAAATTAATGTTAAAGCTCAGTACAGGTTAAATTGCCTTTAGGTGTTTTTTTAAAAGGATATATTATTAAAAAATGAAGAATTTAAGTATAGGATTAGTTCTTATGATTTCATTATTTGGTTGTGCCAATTCCACCGCTAAGCATCAAGACAAATTCTTAGCGCATATTCATGAAAATACACCAAATCCTTACAAGGAATGTATGGTCAAATATATTAAAGACCATTGGGATGAAGTTTGGAAAACTTACAATACTGAAAAAACTGGGGAGGCTCGTGGTGAAACAGATATAGTCAATTTCATGATTGGAAAGTATCTATCTGAATGTAAAAAATAATACATTTGAGCTAAATTTATTTTTATGTATTTAAGGCTTTCAAAGCCTTGAGTTTTCAGGGTTTTACTAATAGCCGCTTTTAAGAAAGAAATATTTTTAAGTAGGCAGTATGCTTTAAAATTATTTTAATATTTGCATATAAATGTTATAGAAAAGGATGGAGTTAGTAATAAGAATAAGTTCAAAGGAAGCACTTAACCTATCTTCTTAAAATTCGATGGATTCCGTTAAATAGGTAAATGATGACCGTACTTTTAGAAAAAGATTTAAGCCCATCTGAGTTTACATTGTTTTCTGAAATATTATGGAAACTTGGCTCAGGGAAAGGGCAATACAATTTACGTGAAAGTATTCTTGCAGATATTGCCATCTTGTTGCGGGCTGATTTCGCGGCATCTTATATTTGGGATTCAACCCATAACTTATCGAGAGAAGGCGTTATATGGAAAATCGACCCAAAAGCCATGAAGGACTATGAGTGTGTTTGGCAATTTAATGATCCGATTACGGCACAGCTTCGCAAACGTCAAAAACCAACCTTTGTAAATGAAGTCATGCCTCTCGCAGACCTAAAAAAAACACCGTATTACAATGAGTTTTTAAGAGCCTATGGTTTATATCACGGCATAAATATTTATTTTGTCCGAAATGGTATGGATATTGGTGATTTACGTATTTGGCGTGCGAAAGACGCCGACACGTTTGGTGAACGTGAAAAAAGAATATTAAACCTGCTTGAACCTTATTTTACTCAAGCCTTACCCCTTGATTTATCAACCCAATACGGTTTGACTTCGCGTGAACAAGAAGTGGTTCGCTTGGTATCTAAAGGTTTAAGTGATAAAGATGTGGCCAATTTACTGGATATTAGCTTTACTACATTAAGAACTCATTTGAACAATTCTATGAGAAAAATCGGCTGTAATAATCTCACTGAAATGGCCTTGCTCATTCGACATTAAAGTTTAAGCAATCCTCAATTTTGAGGATGCGAATGAATGAGCAATTTGTACTAAGTTCCTAAAATTAAAACTTAAAGGGATTAAAAATTACTATGTTAAATACAAATGAAAAAAATAATGCGATCGAATCACTTGATCTATCAAATGCTTCAGTAGATATCATTACTAAACTCATTCATGAGAGAAAAGTATCTTGTGAAGAACTTGTGCATCATTACTTCGATACTATTGAAAAACAGCAAGCTTTAAATGCATTTATTAGCACAGATAAAGCTTCAGCAATTCAACAAGCTCAATATTGGGATAAATACCTACTGAGTGGAAAACCGTGTCCAGCTTTGATGGGTATTTTAATTGCGGTTAAAGATAATATTCATGTTGCAGGTTTTCCAAATAGTGCAGGTACGCCAGCTTTAGCTCACTTTAAGCCTCAAACTTCTGCCCCCGTTATTCAAAAACTCATTGATCAAGGTGCAATCATTGTTGGTAAAGCCAATATGCACGAATTAGCCTTTGGGGTAACAGGTTATAATACTGCCATGCATATAGAAGGTGTTGTGGGTACACGAAATGCCGTAAACCCGTTACACATTGCTGGTGGGTCTTCTTCGGGTAGTGCGGTGGCTGTTGCAGTGGGCATGGTTCCGATTGCTATGGGTACAGACACAGGTGCTTCTATTCGACTGCCAAGTGCCTTAAATGGTTGTGTGGGTTTTCGTCCAACGGTAGGACGATATTCACAAGAAGGTATTACCCCAATTTCACATACTCGTGATACCGCTGGCCCAATAGCTCATACCGTATCTGATGTTATTTTAATTGATGAGCTCATCACTCAAGAGCCAAGAAAAGAATCATTACAGTCTCATCAAATTCGGCTCGGTATTAATTCATACTTTTGGAATCATTTAGATGAAGACGTTCATGAACAGGCTCATATTGCACTTGAGCTTTTAAAAAGTGCAGGAGTCGAAATTATTCCAGTCGATATGCCAAATTTAGAACAACTCAATCAAGCTATTTCATTCCCTGTGGCTATCTATGAAGGCAAGTATGACCTAATTCAATATTTGAAAGATCATCATGTAAATTCTTTTATAATATACCTGTGGTTTTTGTATTTTTATTAAAGTAAATTAAAACAAGAACTTATAACCATAAAATGACGTATTTTATTGTTAACTAAAAACGCTTGTAGACTATTTGTAGACTGTTGAGAAACATGGTTAAATCAAAGTTCGCTAAAACAGGTTTAAGACATGAAACTCAACAAATCTACTGTTGATGCTATTCCATTAACTGAAAAAGGTCAAAAAATATATAGAGATGCAGAACTGATCGGTTTTGCTGTTCGGGTAACTAATAAAAGTAAAACCTATATTGTTGAAAGGAGGCATGAAGGTGAACTCTATCGAGTGACAATTGGCAAAACTACCGATATTCCTGCAACAAATGCTCGAGCAAAAGCTCAGATGATTCTGGCGAAAATTTCAAACAATGAATATGAAAAGCCTATCAAATTAAAGAAGGTTGCTAATCCTTTAGATATTACCGTGAATGAAGCTCTTCAAATTTATATTGATAGAAATGACTTTAGACCAAAAACAATTAGGCAGTACCGTAAGTATTTTGATTTATATTTGGGGTGGGGCAACAAAAAGCTTTTCCAGATATCTAAGCAAGAAGTACTGGATCGATTTATTGAGGTATCAGAAGTAAGTGAGTCGTCAGCAAATGGTGCTGTATCTCTTTTAGGTACCTTATGGAAGTATATTCATGTTCTTTATTCAACAGATGAGAACCCGATTCTTAAAAGTAATCCAGTTGACATTATTTCCGTAACAAGAGGTTGGAATAAAATAGAAAGTAGGGATAGACATCTCCATAAAGACATCATTCACAAATATTACAATGCAGTGCTTCATTATGAAGATGAGTTAAATCTGGAAAATACTGCTAGGTCTAACACGCATCGGGATATTGTATTGATGTGCATGTATACGGGATGCCGTAAACAGGAGGCATGTTGTTTAAAGTGGTCTGATGTAGATATTAAAAATGGTACCTTAACTTTTAGAGATACCAAAAATGGTTCAGATCATACTTTTCCTATTGGTGATCATCTACACAGTATTTTGCGTGAACGTTGGTTATTAAGAGAAAACGATTGGGTTTTCCCAGCTACTAAGATGCCTACTTCGTGGAATATGCATGCAACTAAGGTAGATACATTATTGAATAGAGTGGGTAAGGAAGTTGACTATTACGTTTCAATGCATGATTTCCGTCGTACATTTGCCACTATATGCAACCTTTTAAGATTTAATATTTATGTGACAAAAAGACTTCTTAATCACACGGCTAAACCAAGAATTGATGTGACAGGTGGTTATGTTCAAATTCCAGATGAGGAATTAAGAGCTTCAATGAACATGATTGAAGCGGTGTATCAAGGTAAGATTGATTGCTTTAATTACCAATCTGTATGGGCAGAAAGATTAAAAGAAATAAAGGCGGTCTAACCGCCTTAAACTGTTGCAAGCTGTGCTGTATTAAGCACAGTCTTGCTTTGCTCATACTTCAAAACGTCCTTCTTTTTATATGAAACACGTCTTCCAATTTTCGAGAAAGGCAGTGATGATTGATCACAACGCATTCTAGCTAATGTCCAAGGCGAGCAATCTAAATAAAGTGCCACAACCTCTTGAGGGAACTTCTGTTCTTCATTAGCCATTATGAAGCGATCCAAATATTCTTGTTGCTCTGCATCAGATAGATTTCTCAGATCTTTTAACATTTACTCCTCCTTACTTTCCGCTTTAACTTCTAATTGAGTACCCTCATAGGTGCCGTCACCCCCGCAATTCAGACAATGTGTATACATGCCTAAACCATCCCCATCAGGACAGAAGTTTTCAGGTAATGACCCGTCTAGAAATACAGTGCCGCCAATTGGCTTTGTGTGAATATGAGGGGCAAGGCCGTAATAGGGGAAAATGCATTCACCATTTCCATCATCACAAAAATCACATGTTTTAACTTTTACTTCACTCATCCATTAGCTCCTCAACTCATTACGTTCTTTCTTCAATTGACGCAAAAGGTTGTGAAGAGTAACGGTTACAGCTTTATCTAGACTTTTGGTTGAATGAAACTCTGCTAGTTGAGACAGTGCTAAACCAAAAATGTGATATGCAAAAACTTTTGCAGCTTCCGGATTGTTTTTGAGAAGCTCTTCAGTACTTGGACAAATGATTTTTTCAAAAATATGAACAGCTACCTGATCCGGAGTACCTTCAATACTGCTAGGGCTCAAATTAACTTCACCAATAACTTTGCTCATTGTTGAGAATCCTCACTTAAAATTTCCCATTCACCCCAATCGCCCAAATAACCAGATTTTGAAATGCTTGTTGTAATCACTTGACCATCATCACAAGTTACTTTCATTCGATTGGCATCTATGCGAACAGCTTTATAAACAACATCCATTTGTAAATTTGCTGGTAAAGGGCTGGGGCCATTTACAGACTTAATTCTTACTTCCATTTTTGAGCCCTCAAATATTCTTCTTTAGTCCACTCAACAAACTCTTTATAAAGCTGCTGAGCGGGTTTATTTAACCGGTTGTTGTAGTCTATTGTTATGCGGCGCCAAGCTACTGGTACGGCATAATGTTTCGTTAAAAGCATTGCTTGGTTTAACCCTTGCTGGACTATTACAAAGCCCAGCAAGTGCAAGTAATTAGTAAAACCAAGTAAGTGCTTGTTATTCACTTTCTTGAATTGGTCTTTCATTCTAGTAACCGTCCACTAATAGATAATCAGGATCAGCTTCAGGTTGGGTAGGTGTAGGATTCTCTAATTCATAGCGGCGTTTTCTCACATACCCCATTAGCTTCGGTTGAATCTGCGGGTCTCGTGCAGCCACGTCTATTTCCAAAGCATCTAGCGTTGTAAGGTCTGGTGCGTTCTGGATCTGAACCATTAAAGAGGGTGGCTCATTCGCAGATGCCTGTTCTTTTTCTAGCTCTTCAAGACGTTTGTGAGTGGCGAGAAGGATAGGCTTCATTTGTTCGTCATCCCATTTGCGGGTATAACGATAAACCGCATTTACTTCTGCAGGTGTTTTTGACTCTTTTACACGCTGTAGAAGAGTATCTAGGGTTTGCTGATATTCTGGATCTACTTTAGGCTCGTTAGTTTCTGGAACTAATAGATCCTCGGATGATGAAACATAAGGCCCCTCAGTAACAACAATTGCACTATCGAGATCCTCTTTTAAATCTTTAGTAGGCTCTTCAATTACTGTTTTTTCAGTATTAACCTGAGGTGATTTCTCAACTTCATTTTCTAAAGGCTTTTCTTCTTCAACTTCATCAGTTGGCTTGTTCAGAAGTTTGAGCATATCTTCAGCAAACTCACCACCACTGACTTTAATAATCGCGCAGCAATGAGCAAAAGCATTATCAAAACTTGAGTGGACTTGGCCATGCTGAAGCATGCGTAATTGTCCTTTTGAACCATTCCACTTAAACTGCTGCACACCTAATTCAACAGTTGGACTTGGGTAAGAGCAAGTAGAACCTTTAGCAGGCGCTTCTTTTAATGGTTCAGGTACCTCAAATTCGCCAATAAAAATAGTTCTAGGCTTTAATTGAAATTCGAATTTATCAAAAACATCAAAGCCAAAGTCATAAGGGTTAAATGGCTCCCAGCCATTACGCTCAGTATTATTTACTAAAAGTAATTCACCGTTGGCCCAAGCAAGTTTAGCTTCAACTTTATTTAGTATTTTCATGCTGTCATCCCCGTTTTAGCTAATGTTTCAATGTCTTGTTTAACTGCTGGTAGTTTTGCCTCTTCAATTTGGATAAGGGCATCTATGCCGAAGTGTTCACAAACTGTTTTCACGTCTAGGCCGCGTTCAGCTATGAAGTTTTGAAGTTCATCTCTTTGTTGATCTGAGATACCGTTAAATTCTGGTGGACTAATCCAAGTGCCACGTTGCTTATCAAACGTGCAATTCAATGCTTTAGCTCTCATTAACATTGCTTGGCGCATGTTCTGGTAATACATGTGTTCTTTATCAAGCGACTCAGTTAATTGATTAAGGTCACCTGCATGCTCAGCTTCTTCACAGCTTTGTTTCCAGTTTTCTAGCTCTTCTTGGGCTTTAGCTGCTGCAAGTTGTGCAGGCGTTAAGGTGTTAATGTGATCTTTAGCTTGAGTAATCAGGTCAGCCAAGAAAGTAGGATGTGCTTTAAGATCTGGTACCCATACTTCACCAGTTTCACCACCTAAAGCACCTGAGTTTTTCGCATGATGTGTAGGCGAGGGTTTAAAATTAATAACGCGGGCATTTTTACCTTCACCTGTAGTAACAGTTGTTAGATAACCCATCACATCTGCGATACGGTAAAGCTCGTTACGGTTTTTACCACCTAGATCTGGTCGGTAAATAATTTGATCACCGTTTTGATCTTCTGAAGCGTGTGCAATGAAAACAACGTCTTTACCTAAACTGATCAAAGTATTGATGTATTGCTTGAACGTTTGGTTCGCTAATCCTTGAGCCTTTAACTTTAAAGAACCATCTTTTTGACGGTTATTTGCCGTAAGTAACAGGTGGGTTTTAATGCATTCAAGCATTGCACCCACGGTATCAATGACTACGGTTTTATAGGGTGCTAAGTCCTGCGGCGTAAGGTTTGCAACATCACTCCATTGTTGAACCTGTACAACCGCACCTCGACGTAATTCACCAGTACGGTGAGCACCACGGTCAAAGTCAAAAGAAATTGCTTTTTCCGCAGTAAAGCCCATCGATGATTTACCTAAACCCGGATCAGCGTATAGGTACACAATAATTGCTTGAACTAATAAAGTTTGGTCAGCAGTAATAATCGGTAGAGCCATTTTTATTATCCTTATCTTGAGCCAGTGAAGCCGCGCTTAGTTTTATAAGCTTTGCGGTCATAGGTAGGGATGTTTGTTTCACGCAGTTTTATTGCGAGCTGCTTTCTGCGTTGGAAATCGATTTCTTGGGTGAGTTCATTCCAAACTTTTGGATAAGAAGTTTGGAACCTGAACACATTTAAAGGCGTCTTAACTCCGTCTTTAACTTTGTAAAGAACTGAGCCATTAGCATTAGATGCGTACACTTGCCAGCCAATGCGGACAGAGTAGAGGCCCTTATCATCACGGCCTAAAAATGACATGTAGCCGTCAGGGTGTTTTTTGAAATTAGACATGTTCAGCCTCCTTACATTCGCATGTACCAACAAAGGCATACGTAAGCGGGCTAGGAGCATCTACAGGTGAGACGTCCCTAATATTTAAAGGAATAATTTCTTTGCGATATTTAACTAAAACCACATCACCTTCACGGCAATTGACAATTCCTTCTCTAGAAGAAAAACGTGCAGATTTAGAAGATTGGGTTACTCTGCAAAATGAAACCTCATCACCAGCTTTGATTTTTGAACGGTCAACAGGAATCATCTTCTTGCAAGTAGGGCAGTTATAATCTTTCATTAGGCTGCCTCCAACCAGTTATTACGGTCGATATAGCCAGCCAATAAAATATTTATATTTTTATGGTCATCATGATTGGTAAAGTCATTGAAAGACTTCCCGCTTAGATCCGTTACTGAATCAATAGCCAAATTTGTAATTTCAGCAGTTGTAAAGTCAGATCCAGCTACGCCGTAGCTATCAGCTACACCGTCAAAATCGAAGCTCACGTTTAATTTGAAGCCGTCAATGCGGATAACTGCTTCACCAGATTTTTCTCCAGTTTTCTTAACAGCCAGAAGTTCATATTCAGAAGCAACGACTTGCTCGCTTTCATATGAGTAATTAGAAGGGACGCTAGAATTAGCAGTTCGATATTCACAAGAACTCAAGGCTACAAGTACAGCAATTGCTGTAACTCCAGTTACCTTATGCTTGTTTGAAAAGGTTTTTACGTTCAT